TACCCCACTTCTTATTGCTCGTATCCAGTTGTGCATTACCTACAAAGTTGATGGGTGTATGCCTACCTGCAGCATCCGTGGTAGTTGTAGCAGCATCCGCACCATCAAAGTGAAGTAGTAGCTTTGTGTTATTATTAAGTCCTGCCATAACCCCTCCTTAACGCTTTAATCAGTATCCACATCTTTGCCCCACTCAAGCTTAACAGCAAGAACTCTAGCATCATTTGCCAAGTTATCACTACCAGTATCACGGGATAGTTTTACTATTACCAAGTCTCCAGCTACCATAGGTGCCGCCACACTTATAGCTGATGTTGCATGAAGTTTACCCACTGGCGCAGCCAGGGCTGTATCTGTAATAGATGTTATATTACCAGGTGCCGTATCAATGGCTTCGGGTACATTAGGCGTAACATCACCTATTGCTATATCAAAATCTATCGTCTCGCTTACCGAACCACCAGTCTTAGCTGTCCAGTAAAGAGTGGCTGTAATAGCTAGGTCGTTATAGCTATCGGGTATAACGAATGTCCAATACGCTTTCTCACTGGTAGTAGTATCAAACCCCAGCACCCAGTAGCTTACATTGGTTCCGTCTACCTGTACCTGCTCTGCTCCGTTAGTACCTGGTACTGTAGCCCCACTAGCGGTAAGTATTATACTTCTATTTGGTTGTGACCCCACTGCATATGTAATTGCAGAGTCTAATCCAGACATATCTAACTTAGTTGCCGCTATCCCTGCTGCTGCCGCTACATCAGCATCGACTATAGATGTTACAGTAGCATTATCAACCAGTGCATAAACCTCGTTCTTAGTTACTCCAGTATCAGGGAGCGTACCCCCCTTTGTAATAGTTCCCATATTATCTCCTAGTCCTCATTTTGGTACTCTTCTACAAATGTTATTATCTGGTTCTCTAATATAGTGACCTCAGCATCCTTAGTATTACACAGTAGTTTAAGTTTAAACTGCTTGAATGAACCAAGATTATCTATGTGCCATTGTTCACTACCACGGACAGCATCAAAGTTAAAAGGGAAGTCAAAGTTAAAGTCTAGACCACCCGCTTCTATAGTTAAAGAGGAGCCATCCAGTTGCACATAACCTGCATTATCTATATCAGCATAGGGTGTTATAACAGCCTCAGAGCCTCTATTGATAGCCTTTATCTTAACTTCACCACCCTGCTTGTTTCTAAGGGGTTCACCGAAGTCCTCTGCACGTCCCTCTTCCTGGTAGACAATGGCACTACCGTTGTCTGAGGTGCCATAGAACATGCGATAGACACTACCATCAGCGGCATCTATACCACACAGTCTCTCCGCATTACCTATCTTAACTGTGGCGAACCTGCCTATACTCATACCCGTTATTACAGCCCAGGCTTGGTAAGCTGGGTAGAATACCCATATCTTGTTGTTGACCGTAGAAGAACCCGTGGGTAGTGTAATCATATACTTATTGTCGAAGTAAACAGCGTCAGCAAGATGAGCGTATGTCCAGTTAATTTCACCCAGTTCCTTCTCTAGGTTCCAAGATAGGGGCTTGCTATCACCTGACTGTAGTTCATCATTGATTGTACGGAATAGACCCCTTACACCATCATAGGATAGGTATAGGAAGTCATCAGCTACCTGCTTTGCTGTGTTACCCGCCACGCACCCGTACTCCACCATCTTATCTGGCTTGTCTGCTGCTGGGTCAGGAACGACTGTGGGGTTAAGTACATAGATGCTACTTGAGCCACCTACGATTATCCCGTAGTTTCTAGTACCTATGAGGAACTTAGGGTCTCCTATAGGTATACTATAATAGTTGGTATCTCTTACAAAGGTAGCTGAGTAGTCAACTGGTACAGCCCCTGAGTACATAAGTTTCTCACCATCTAACGCCCATAGCCTGTCTCTGTAATATTCCATCACTGTAGTAAGCGGTGGTGAAGTGTTGGTGTCTCCAAGGTCTTGCATGGTGTGGTCTTGCTTCATTCTAAAGCAGTTGTCTGTACCGTTAGATACGATAGCTACATCGCCTTCATCGCTCTCTAAGGCTCTTACTATAGTGGTCTGCTTATCAGCTGTGAAGTCACCCTTATGCTCTGTATAGGTGTCTGTACCTGTTCCAGCGGGATTAGTACAGCCATGTAGGGAGGTGTCTTCAGTTACAAGTAACTCGTTAGTACCACCCTCTGGTTCAAAACCAAAGGCCCCAGTACCGAAGTCGTTACTAAGGTCTTTAGATAGGGTGTTACCCTTCCTCATAGACCTCTCACCCGCTACAGCAATCTCAGCGTTCTGTAGGAGTGTAACTTGGGTGTCACTGATTATATTCTCATTCTGGCGAGTATTCATTCCACCAGATAGGTCACGTCTTATCGCATATTTAGGAGAATCGTCTTTAGCCATTATCCACCAAACACATCTCTGTCTAACGCTTCTGCATCCATTACTGGTAATCTGTTGGATGAAAAGTCCTTATCCCACATAAGATTGATTATAGCCTTCTCGTATAAACCTTCCATCTGTTCTGCCTTCTTGTACTGCCTCTTGTATAACTGAGCATCAGCAGCTGCACCATATCTTATGGCAGTCTCACAGTCCAGTACCAGCTCATCACTATCGCCACTAAGGTCAGCAGCCCTCATTGAATAGGGTATTAGAACTGTATTGTCAGTAGAGGGTGCTCTCCAGAACCTTATCTTCTGTACCCTACCTGCACTGGCTTCAGCAGAAGTAGCGGATGTATCCTTAGTTGTGAATATAGAGTAGTATTCTATGTTACCAGTATTAGCTAACTGGCTCTGATACTCCAGTTCAATCGCCTCAAGTGTCTTATGTGGTATGTCAATGCTATTGACATAGACATACAGTTCCTTACCGAAGTCACTTGGAAGGGTGTATGTAGAGGCCGATGTAGTCGTACTAGCTGAAGTAGCCGTTATGGTGTAATCTGGGACTATCGAATTCCAGTTGGTTCTTCTAAGTATCTCACGATACCGTGAGTTAATGTAGACCCCTATAATGGAGAGGAAGGTTGTGCTTGTATCCCCCACTAGCTGGCCTACTTGTGTTTTAAGTGTACTGAAATTAGTGGACACGTATTGTCTCCTTTATCTCCGTCTTATTCAGGAATTGAACATTATTATCACTCCTATAGCCATCCATATAGCCAGGTAGTGTGCCTTTCGGTCTAGCATAACTCCAATGTGGATTCTCAGGGCATACTATATACCCAAGGTCAATCTCCACAGTATGTTTAATCTCTTCCGCAAGGATTAGGGTCTCATGTAGCTTATCCCCTATTCTATCCCCTATAACATGGAATGTAGTCACTCCGTCTGTTATGGCTTGATATACAGTCATTATGTTGACTGAGGGCATACGGGGTACGAATATCTCCCCACCATCAAGGTCATCCATAGCGTCCAACACATCCAATACAAACTTGTTAGCGGCACTCATCTTAATCCAAAATCGTGTAGCCTTGGGGTTAGTAATAGATATAACACCCTTCTTGGCTAGTATCTCTCTCCATACTGGTACTATAGTGCCTCTGCTATCAGCCACATTACCGTAACGAGTACAAGAAAACTTAGTACGTTTAGATACTCCTCTATAATTATTGGCATGAACAAACAATCTCTCCATACACATCTTAGATGCACCGTATAAATTCAGTGGGGCAGCCGCCTTATCCGTAGATATGGCAAGCACTTTCTCCACGTTATGAGCCAAGGCACATTCTATGATATTCATACTCCCTAAAACATTGGTCTTTATAGTCTCAAAGGGATTGTATTCACAGGATTGCACCTGTTTCAGAGCAGCAGCGTGGATGACCACATCAACTCCCTGCATTGCCATCATAAGACGGGATTTGTCCCTTATATCGCCTATAAAGCCACTTACATTATTACCATCCCCTACACCCGCATAGGTATTGAGCAACTGAGTCTGCTTATGCTCATCCCTTGAGAATATCCTTAATGCCTTGGGTTTGTATCTTCCCTCCAAGCATCCTACAAAGGCACTTCCAAAAGAACCCGTACCGCCTATCAATAAGACTGTCTTATCTCCCCAGTTCATACATCCCCCTAACGTGTTTTAAATCCCCTTCCGTATCTACGGATAGCTTAGTCTTTCTCCGCATATATGGAGTAACGTGCTCCCTATCATCCTTATCTGATGTATTTTCCCATGCCTCTTTTAATATATCCATGGAGAATACCTCAACATCCAACCCATCTACTGGTGCAATAACCACGTAGGGGTATGAATGATTACGATAATACTTCACAGCATAGTCTATAACCTCTACGTCCAAGAGAGGGCAATCTGCTGTAATCCTTACAATAGTATCTGGCTTAAACTTACAAGCACATTTATAGAACCTGTCCAAAACATCCTCTTCACTTCCAATAAACTGTTGTGTATCTATATCTAACTTGTGCGGTGTAGCAACTACGAGCCTATCTATTGACTTAGATATTTCTACTTGAGATATAACCCTATCTATAATCCTAATATTATCAATGGTCTTATATATCTTCTCTGGTAGCCTCTTAGATGTAAGTCTTGCCTGTATGATAGCCAGCGTCATTTAACCAACCTAAACACTTTCTGTGCTGGTTCGCCTTCAAGAGCCTTTAAAGGTGCCTTCCAGTTATCCTTAACCACGCTAAGGGCTTCACCTATAACTTCAAGTGTGTAGTCTATATCTTTAGCACTATGAGAGTATGATATGAACTGTGCATAACCGAATAAGACCCCTCGCTTAATGCACTCCTGCCAGAACAGGCTCTTATGGTCTCCCGTGGGAAACATGAACATAGTCCTACAGGGATAACCAATACACTTGGTATCTATTCCCAGCTTCTTGGCTATTGAGTTGTACCCTAATAGCAATTCTTCTCCACGTTCCCATATAGTATCTATTATGTTATAAGTTGTTAGCTGATTCAATACTTCCAGGGCTGCTGCGATACTAAGTAGCTCTCCACCGAAGGTAGAAGATACAAAGCAATCTCCCTCTAGTACATCCATTATCTCGGACTTACCGCACACTACGCTTATGGGGTAGCCATTAGCCATACCCTTACCAAATGTAGATAAGTCGGGGGTTGCTTTAAACATAGCCTGTGCTGAGTATTTCAGGGTTCTGAAGCCAGTAACAACCTCATCAAATATTGTAAGTGAGTTGTTCTTATGGGCTAGGTCTATAACCTTGTTTAGGAAGTTATCCTCGGGTTCAGCATAGATGTAGGGTTCCATTATTACACAAGCTATATCGTGATTCTTGAATATACTCTTTAGGGATTTAATGTCATTATAATCGAACTTATGTATATAATCACCATAGGAACTGGGTATACCATCGTTCTTCTCCGTATCCACAGTGTACCAATCGTGCCACCCGTGGTAGCCACAATAGGCTATATGCTCCTTCTTGGTGTAGGCTCTGGCTATCTTAATCGCCGCTGATGTAGCCTCACTACCCGTCTTAAGGAACCGTACCTTCTCCGCACAGGGTATCATCTCAACTATCTTCTTGGCTAACACAGTCTCTTGGTAGGATGGTAGGGTGAATAGTGTACCCTTCTCCATCTGTGCTGATACAGCCTTATTAACCTTGCTATCGGAGTGTCCCAGGAGTATAGCTCCAAGACCCAATGGGTAGTCTATGTAGGACTGGTGGTTTATTCTCCACACTCTGGCACCCTTACCCCTCTCTAAGTATACAGGGTATACCCCTTCTACAAACATAGAGGGTTTCTTAGAGAGCGTCTGTGTACCACAAGATATGTATTTTATAGTCTCATTCCACTGCATTTACTATCTCCGTTAGATGTGCCAAGCTATCTACACCTATGACTATCTTACCCGCCTTGGTGTCAAAGGCTTCTCCAACACACTCCTTAACCGTCTTATCCTTCAACTTCTCACCCCTACCGAAGATAGAGCGAAGGTGGTAGTGTTCATCCAGTAGTGGTAAGAACTCTTTAATCATGGGCACCTGTAGTACATCACATTCCCTAATCTCATGCTTCCCATATATGCTCATACCAGACTTACAGTTCTCCAGCATGCGAGTTAATGACCCCAACAATTTCTCATCAAATCCATGTGTAAGGCAAGTCACCATATGAGGGAAGAAAGCCAGTGTGGTGAATAGCTCTTCCTCATTCTTAACCTTGGATATAATCTTAAACTTCTTTCCCGTAAAGCACATAAAGGAACTAAGTAACTCGTAGTTAGAATAGGCATATGCTGTATCCAGTGTATCTATGCCGACATCATGGGCGTAGTTAAGTATCTTATACACTTCATCTGGTTGTACCTTCTTAACTACATAGTCCTGTCCGAACTGAACAGTACCCAGTATTAGTCTCTTTACATCAAGCATTCATTGTCTCCAGTGCCTGTTCGTACACTTCCATCCACAGCACTACGTTCTTCTCTAAGTTGTAGTCCTCATAGTTCTTCTCAAAGGCAGCGGTAGCTATCCTATCCCGCATGTACTCACTCTCCACCAACTCACCTATCTTATCCACGAACTCATCATCATTACTCGCAAGTAGTCCAGTCTTACCATCCTCTACACAGTCGTATGGCTCTATCTTTGAGCATACTGCTGGTATCTTGAGGGAAGCGTATTCCGACCACTTCAACTGACTCTTGGCTCTGTTAAAATCTAAACTGTTGGGGTCTTCCACATTAAGGGGGCATATACCTATATCAAGGTTAAGGGCTGCTGCTTTAAGTGGGTATATATCCAGTCCACAGAAGTTATGTCTCTCAATCTCGCTCTCATCCAGTGATATGTCACCTTCACATATCCCCTCTATGTTACCAAGGAGAACGAACTTTACCTTATCCCCGTACTTATCCATTACCTTTCTCATTATCCTCTTAACCATCCATATCTCTGCATGGTGGCTATCAGAGGCCGTCCATCCTATCCTTATCTGCCCTGTATCTTTCTTCATGAGGGGTTTGAATAGGTTAAAGTCAATGGAATTGGGTAGTATGTGTATATTATCGGAGAACTCGCCGTACTTACCCTTAATGAACCCACAGGTAGTGGTCACTGCACTGAGGGACTTCAGTATGTCCTGTAGGGAACGGTAACGGAAGTAATTAGGTTTAAGGGCGAACCCATCTACCCCATCCTTCCACAGTAGCTCTTCCTTCCCCGTATCAGTACGCTTTATAGTAACATCACGTAACCCAAGGGTCTTATATGCGGGGTTAAACGGTGATAGGGAGAACGTCAAATCGTCGTAATCACCCACCACCGCTTTACCCATATCTTTGAACTTAGCTATTGATGCCACCGTTTCTATACCCAGTGGGGACTGTTGGATAATAACATCACTCCATTGGAGCATATCCTGTATCTCAACTTCACCCATTGTATTCTGGTCGAATACCTGAACCTCAGCAAGGCCGAGCTTCTTTATCATCTGGGCTGGTTGGATACATCTCCACCAGGCACATCCACTACGTGGAACAGCAAAAGCTAATTTCATAGTACTCCTTAGGTCTGGTAGATTATGGTTATGTTATCCAGATTGCCATCAAGTGAATTACCACCAAGTGCATACGTCAGTCCAGAGGTGCAATACACACCTACATCTATAATACCTGGAAACTGTGAAGCAGTGGCATCAACAGGTATGTCTATCTTGGCTATCCTGTTAGCACCCGCTACATCAAAATCAGCAGCAGATAGAGTGGTTCCAGATGTATCATATATCAGTAGGTCTGTAGCCGTGGCTGGTAATGAACCTATGATTATCCTATCAATCCAACATGGGGTTGAGTTTAGAACCACTGTTGAAGATGATGCACCTGACGCTATTGCTAGATGCGTACCTGAACCTGTGTTAGCTCTTACTTGTCTACCATTTGTTACCTGTGCCGTGTAGGCACTGTTCGTCTCGTCACTTATCAGTATTTTTCCCATTAATTTGCTCCTTAATTACTTCTATTATTTTATCATTAGGGTCTTGGGTAATATCCCCAAACTCTCTCCTAACGACTTCTCTTCTCTCCTTAGCCAACCTTCCAGGGTCTGCCAGTTCTCTCTCGATTGCACTCTCCAGGTCTGCAAGGTCTACCCATTCACAACCCTTGGTTATGACCGCTTCCCTATTAGTGTAATCAACACCCCCGTAGTTAGTGAGCTTAAAGCCCTTAACTACAACTATGGGAATATCCATTGCCATCACTAGCACTTGGAATGTTCCCTCCTCTAAACACACGACAACATCCGTCTGAGACAGCATTGTTACACAATTCTCTATGTGTGATGCGTGGCTCGGTGCGGTGAGGGTTATTGCCCCTGGGTAAAGTCCCTTATCGTGTACGGGGGTTAGTTTTGAAATGAGTCTCCATTTAGTATTTATATCGAGGTAGGATATGGAGTTTATCTTATCCTCGGCAGAGGGGTTTACAATCTTTGGATTCCACGCTTCTATTAGCTGTGCCCTATGCTTTTTCAATACATCCTGAGACCTAGACATTTCCATCTTCTTGAGTTCCAGGTATGTAATTATGTTATCTGGTTCTTCGTGCATTGTAGTGACTGGTGCAAAGACTATGTTCTTTTCATCGTGAGCATCATTATGCTTTATACGGCTTATGAGGGGAGAGCCTGTAATAACAGCCTTGTCCTTATAGCCAAGCTTGCACAGTCTATCGTAGTCATCCATACCCCAGCAACAGAACTTATCCGCAAGTAAGGGGAAGTTATCAGGAGCCTCATAGTCACGGGTACAACCACGTCCATGCTGTACTGCGATAAAGGGTTTCTTAAAGTGTTCCTTGTTTATCTTTGCCAGTTCCAGCATATCCCCACGTACATCCTGCCACGTAACAATGGCATCACAATCACGGGGGTCATCCACGAACTCTAGGTCTTCTCTCTTACCCAGTCCCTGCAATATTCCGTTGTAGTCTCTTAAGTAAATCTTAGGCTTAGACATATGACCTCACCACCATAAATCCTTCCGCAAGCTCATTACCACTCTCCGCACCTCGTAGTGTTGCAAGGCATTCTACAACCCCTGTGGAACGGTCAGCTCGGAGTTCACTTTCATACATATTAACCATTTCCAACTTATCATCAAGCTCTGCATAGGATAGACCTACGTACAGGTTTGGTTCAAATGAACAGGGTCTTAGAAACCCCGTAGATGAAAGAACCTCACATGTCCATAAATCAATCTTACGCTTGAGGGGCTTAGTTACAATAGAAGCTGCCTCATAGCACACCCTATGGTCTTGATTAGTGCAATTACTGTGATGTGTAATGACAATATCTGGCTTAATACTAGATATAATATTGTCTGCAAATTTACACACATCGAGCAGTGGGTACTTATCCATACTATTATCATCGAAGTTTCCCCAATGTACTTTAGCATCTAATTTCTTCATAACCTTTTTACAATCACTTGCTATACGTTTCACGGGTATTACACAATGTATCTCTGCACCCTCATTCCTTGCTCTCGCAAGCGTACCCCCACAACCCAATGCTTCATCATCTGGATGTGCCAAGAACGTAACTATGGTCTTACCCTTAAAATAATTAGGACTCATAAATCCTCACTTTCGCATAGAGCTTATCATCGCACCCGTAATAAGCGTTTGTAAACTCTATGGTATACTTCCCATGGTACTTAATTGCCTTTGGATGCCCCACGTCATCCCTCATACGTATTTCATCAAAGAGTTGAGATAGTGTTTCTGTCTCAGGTAATGTGTTATTAGTTATTCTTTTAAAGTGAGCAGGTACATCTCCAAATACATCTGATTTGGAATCCCTGTGCTTACCCTGGTCTATCATTGGAATCATTATTTCAATCTTAGTGGATATGCGATTTACTATGGTCTGCAAGTCACCACTCAGTGATACGGGAGTTCTAATAAGTATCTCCCCATCATCGTAATCCTCAGTCATTCTAAAGGCACACACTTCCGTATATTCATAACCAGAACGTATCATATTCTGTATAGGTGAACCACCACGCCCCCTTGGTAGAGGTGCAGAGTGAAAGCCAATACAACTTATACGTTGTAATATATCCAAGGGTACCTTCCATGACCAGAAGGGGAAGTAAATAGCCTTTGGTGTATCTGGGGAGTAGGCATCTAATAGCTTACTTAGTTCACGGGGATTAGTAGCTACCCTACCCTCAAACGGTCTATTACTAGCTATCCAATAATTGGTCATTTCTTCCTCAATACAAGTTGTACTTGGTCGTGGATTAAGTCCTCTAGTGTGACCGTGGGATATAGCTCCTTCACTTCAGGTAGCACCATCTCCACCGCCTTCATCATATTATGTAAATCAAAGGATGACCTACCTGCAAATAGAAGCACCTCAAATCCAGCCTCTTCCGCAAGCTTTCTTATATCTGCTCTAGTAGCACGATTAAGGCACTTGTGGTAGAAGTTACGGTCTATCTCTTCTTCCTCCATCCTGAGTTCCCTAACGTACTTGTCAAAATCTTGTGAATTAAGACGGCAATGACCGTATAGAAAATCAAGGGTACAAAGACTATGACCACCATTGATAGCAAAAAAAGGATTATATTCATGATAAGCTACTCCCCCATTCTTCAATAAATCATACATGTTCTTAAAGGCTCTCTGTATGTCTATAACGTGTTCTAGGGTATCCCAACTTATTATCATGTCGTATTGCTTGGGTGTCATATAAGATGAAATACTGGCGGTCTCAAAGCTCACCTTACTCATTATCTGTGGGAACTTAGACCCAACCGATGCCCTCATATTACGAAACTTGTTCTGCATAAACTCCGCATCAATGGGATTCCAGACCTTCATATCGGGGGATTGGTCTATGGTGTACTCATCAACATCTATCCCATGAACCACTGTATCCTGGTACTTAGCCATTAGGTATGACCTTGCACCCTCATTACAGCCAGCCTCAAGGATTTGCTTACCCACCATTGTTTCCCCATGCTCATTCAGGGTCTTCTCTGCCATGTATACGGAGGGTACAAAGGAGTTAATGTCCATCCCCTTGCCCAACCTATCCTTGGCAGGAAGTAGCATAGTCTGCCACCCTGGTTTAATGTGGTCACGTAGTCCTGGGTCTATCTCGTATACCTTATCGTTGGCCTTAAAGCTCATAGTATGCTCCTGTGACACTCTAACTGGCGTATTGACTTTACCAGTAGTTTCATCTCATGCGGCTCAAGGCTACATACCTGGTCACACCCAGATAGGCTACGTGATACCGTGAAATGCTTTTCAATGACCTTTGCTCCCAATCTTACTGCTTCTATGGATGCCCAGATACCAGTGGTGTGGTCACTAAAGCCCACAGGTAGCTTATACAGCTCCATCATCTTTACCATTCTAGTAAAGTTAATATCCTTAATTTTAGTAGGGTAGTTAGGTACACAGTACATGAGGGTAACATCGCATGTGTCCAGTATGTCTATGGCTTTCTTTATAGCGTTGTTGTCGTGCCGACCTGTAGACATTATAACGGGCTTAGAAGTCTCGTTAATAGCCCTAAGTAATCCCCAGTCAGTCATACAGCGGGAGGCTACCTTATATCTCTTAACCCCTATGGTCTCTAGTAGGTCTACAGCCCCTACATCGAAGGGGGTAGCGAACCACTCTATTGGAGAGTAGTCAGCCAGTACCTGTAGGTTCTTAGGGGATAGCTCACCCCTCTTAGCGTCCTTATATACAGGGCTACTCTTACCGTGTAGTATATCACTGTCGTATGCCTGGAACTTCACAGCACTTACACCTGATGCACAGGCGAGGTCTATCTGTTCCTTGGCAACCTCTACATTACCATTGGCATTAATCCCACACTCAGCTATTATGTATATCATATATTTCATATAGGTTTGTCACTCACTCTGAATTTAGTGAAGGTGTTAAAGAAGTGGTTGGTAAAACCCTCGTTCTTCCAATACTCCTTCGGTCTAGCGTAGAAACAGCAGGGAGGGATACTACCTTTCTTACCCCACTTAGCTTTACTCTTTGGATTCCACCACTTACCGCCAGCATCTACATTTAGCTTGTCTGTCTTTACGCCCTCTGCACATGCCTTGGCTTCCTCTGGATTCATCTTAAGTAACTGAGCAAACTCCAACTTCTCTTTATTGAGAGTTTCAAACAACTGCTTGCTCTTAGTGATGTCCACAGTCTTTCCATTAAGCAACTCACCTATAAGGTGATATTTCATTCTATCTTCCTTACGCTTCATAGCCTGTTTAAATAGGCTCTGAACCTCTGCATCACTATCTCCACGAAGGGAGCTTTCAAAGTTTGGTTTCATATTGGTGTGGGTGTTAAGGCACACCCACTAAGCCGTTATTCGTTAAACAGACGCCGTAGCGAATGCTGACATGAACCCTATCTGGGTAGGTGCAAGTGCCTCAAGAGTATATTCAGCAAGTATCTGAACACTCTTTCTGTCACCGTCTACCGCAAGAGGATTGGTTCTGGGTGGTCTTAGATAAGCTATCTTCCACTTATCCATTTCCAATGTTAAACCAGCACCCTTTTCGGCATTGGCTAACCCATCACACCATCTGTCAAGAACTATTCTCTGTTGACCGAAGTCAGAAATATAGACGTCAACTACACTATCTAGTTTGCCGTCATGTTCCTTAGTTCGTTGGTTGTCACTCTGGAATGAGGATATGCGCCTTTTCAGCCAGCCATTCACGAATGTCGTGTCAGGCATACCACCATCTTCAAAGCAATCTTCCAGCAAGTCATTGTATACACTCTCTGTGAGAGCTGATGTGGACGCTTCACCACTGACTACGTTGCCATAATCTATAGCGAACTTAAACGCTCCACCCAAATGTCTCGCTGTCCCCTCAGCACCAGCACTCGCAGCTGACGCACCAAGAAGCTGTCTCTCAATCTTTATCTTCAGTTCCTTCATAGCTTTTTCAAGCTGATAGGCATACTGAGAATCAAGACCGTAATGTGATATGCTCTCTTCAGTGCCAGATATTGTAAATACCCTATCAGATATGATAGTGTAGTTGGCATATCTGGTCTTATCCTGAAGTGCATAGTTTGTTGCGCTTTCACCTTCTGCTACCACGTCACCAGAAGTGGCTGTCGCATTCATTACATCTGTCAGCCACTCATGATATGTGTTATATGCTCTCGTCTTACCAAGTAAGGTAAGAAATGGCGTTTCGGTAGGAGATATTTGTTCGATTAAATCGACTATATCTTCCTTCGCACCACCTGTTGAGCCAAAACTTTGTAGTATTCCGTCTGCTCCACCTGCCATAATATTTTAGGAAACTCCTTACACGAAGGGGTTGAGACCTTTTATCTTAGACATCTCTGCGAAAATCTTTCTGGCTGTGTCTTTGTCACGTAACTTAGAAGCCTTTTTATAAGCTCCCTGTAACGCCCCATATCTAGTTTGAGCCAGTTGTTCCGCATTCTCTGTCGGTCTACTTCCACCCGAACTTGCAAGTTGTTTCTTTTGCTCCTTTCGTAATTGACCTGTAGTACGGTCAAGCTTAATTTGTGTTTTTCTATTCATCTGAACTCCGAGGTCAAAAGCTGCCATCTTTACAGCGGCCTTAAGTCCTTCAGGGTCACTCTGTAAAGCCCTGTTCTGTGACATGTACTCATCCGCTCTTTTAAGAACTGGATTAGACTTGTCCCAATCTACAGGGTTTCCCGCATCATCTTTGAGGACAGTATCAGGGAACGCCTTTGCTACCCACTCATTTGCCTGATTGCGTTTCACATCAGACATTGATTTCGTCTGGGTATTCTGCATTATCTCCTGGTACTCATTCATTCGCTCAGTCTTATCCATCTTATTTATTTCGCCATATGCCCAGAGTCTTTGCTCCGTAGCCGTTTCAGGTGCGATAGCATAAGCTTGGAGTTGAGCTTTACTGTACTGCGGTTCTTCTTTCTTTTGACTCCCCTTAGACATCTGTTCCAGTATCTGGTCTATCTTTGGGGAAAGTTCATCTACTTTTCTTTTTGCTTCCCAAGCGACATTATCTATCGGGCGGTTATCTGGTGGTGCTACCTCTTCTTTAACGTCTTGAGGAGACGTTTCGACTTCCGCTTCTTCTTGGGCAGGTGCTGGGGGCGCAGGAGTCCCATCTACTGCTGGTGCACCTTCTACTGCTGGTACGTCATTTAGTACCTCTTCCATGTCGGGTGACGAGTCCAACTTTACGTCTTTGTCAGGTTCCATTAATTCTCCTTTGATTTTAACCCTACCAGGGCTTACGTTTAACTTCTTCTATTTCGTCTACGTCCACGTCTTCTTCCACGTCTCGGTTTAGGGTCTCCTACTTTTCCTACCCTCGGTCGACCCCCGCAAGCTCCCTTTCTTGCCATAAATCCTCCTATTATTCCGTATCTACGTCTAGTGCTACTGCCAAGGCTGGATTTTCCAGCTTGTTTAAAAACTCTATCATCTTATCTCTATTTGCTTCGTAGTCATTCACCAGGGATAGTAGTTTGTCTGAAGCCTGGAATAGTAGCCTGGCCTCATAGAACTCTGGTCTATCAGGGTGAAGATATGCCAGCTTGTTTATAATAGTCTCCCTATAGACTTTTATATCCCTCTCAAGTATTGCCCAACCAGCCATGGAGGTTAATTGCCTTACCTCACTAGCCTCCTGCACGTACTCGTTAAGCTCCTTGTTCTCTTTATACTCTATAGTAGGAGCCTTAGTAACGAGCTTTTGCTTAACCTTTCTTGGTGCCCTCTTTCTTGGCTTTCTCGGCATTCTTCATCCCCCTCATTTTTATTATCTTATCCGCTATCCCCATAGCTTGTTCATGCTGTTCATCTTCCCTCTCATCCTGTTTCTCCAACAATCTACCTTGAGCGTCAGGTTTAACTCCAATAGAAGTAAGAACCTGTGCCTGTTCAGCGTCTGTAAGCTCATCGTAGCCTGGTGTGATTATTGTACCAGGTGGAGGGGGTTGTGGTGGCTCAGGTGGCTTGGGCTGAGTTATCATCTCTTTCCAACCAACCTCGCCTTCATCTTGCATATATCTTTTAAGTATGTTATATACATTAGGTGGTGTAATAACACCAGTCTCCAGCATAAGTGGATTAACCAGTGTCTGTACCCTAAGAGCAGACTTCTGTGCCCTCACCATGGGGTTAGTGTTCATATCATTACCACGGCATACTATGTGGTACTTACCCTGTATATCATCACGGGAGAGCTGGATGGGTTCAAGGTCATCCTGTCCGACTACCGTAGCATATACTCTCTCAGGCATGTACTGCTGACATAGCTGTAGTATCTGCATAAATAGGTCTGCAACGGCACCTGTCCACATGGAGGCATCAAGTGAGAAGACCTGGTTAGCTGCCTGAGCTTGCATACCAACTTCACTCGCTGTTCGTGGCTGCCTCTTATTTATCATGGACTGTAGTGAGTAATCAACCTGACCGAGATACTCCTGTATTGTGGTCTTTAGAATCATCTCTTCACGTTCATAGGAGAACTCCGTATTTGCATTGGAGTTATCCATGAGCTTAATTGAGTCATCAAGCGGGTTCATACCATATACAGGTATACCCTGACCTGGTATGAATCTCACTAGCTTGGGATTGACTATACCACTGCGGAACTTGAACATGGGTGCATTGCGTATGGTCTGGTTATCTATCTTCTGGTTATGTTGTGCATCAATCTCCTTAGAGACATCCTCAAGATGTTGAGGTATACCACGTGGAGCAAACCAACGGTTATCAATGATTTCTGTAGCGAATCTAATAAAGGGGTATTTCTTGTGGTCATAGGGACACACCTGCTTTTTAAGGATAAGTCTAAAATCAGGGGCAAGTATAAACTGCCACTTCTGCTCAGGCTCTCCCTCTTTAGGGGAGTAGTATTTATACATCTCCCATATCTTTATCTGCTCTGACTGATTGCCAGCCTTATCAATACCTTCCCTCTCATCCTTGGTTGCTTCTATTGTCTTGTCTTCGTCCTTATCTGTGGAATCACTGGGCTTACCATTCTTGGAATCAGTTATGGTTTGTACGGCATCCTCATCAAGTATACCATTACGAGCTTTATCTTTAAGCTGACCAATGGACTCATAGTATTCTTCACATATCCATCTAAGGTCTTGTACATCATGCCCCGCATCAGAAGGTACATATATGCTACCTGGGTCACAGACATAGACATCGGGGGCATTGTATAGCTCATCCTCTAGCTTTACAGTTACCTTGGTCTTACCCGCACGTAGTTCTCCAATTCCCTTCTCTAGGGCAACTATGTTATCCTCAACAACTGTCTCTGAAGTATCCACATCAAGCTTCTTAATTGCCATGGGTAGTATTTGTTCCATGGGTACTGCGAGGTTAAGCAGTACATCCACTTCTTCTGGTGCAAGCTCTCCTGCATCAATTACTTCCTCATACGCTCTACTCTCCATGCGCCATGTAACCTTCATGAGAGTAAACCCCTTCTCCAACATCTTATCGCAACAGAGTACGAGTTTGTTCATGAGCATTATGTGGTAGTCTGCAAGGTAGTCAAGAAACTTCTCCACGTTACCTGCACTCTTTACTGCTTCCCCACTCTGGGGTACTACTTGCATACGGGGCTTTATGTTCGCATAGATACCAATGAGGGCTGCTTTGGCTTTACGTATATATGTCTCAATAGTGGGAAGACGTAGATTACTGCATCCGACAAAAGGAAAGGACTTGGCCTTCTTTATGCGGAACCTTAACCTATACCACTTATCATGGTCATTACGCCAAACGTCCGTATTAGCCTTTGTTTCCTCCACGTCATTTGCGATTATGTCGTAGAGTGCTTCTTCCTTTTGAGTCATTTTCTTAGTTCTTTTAGCCATTGATTATATTAAAATCCTCTTGGTATTTGTTGAACTCCATTACAAACTCCTCTACTAGGCTTTTGATTTTATTCTGGGACATCCCAGGCATGTTAAGTGGTGGGTAATCATATACGTTCTCTTGGTTCTTACCCTCAAACGGTTGGTAGAACCCCTCCTTAATACAAACATCATACAGCTTAGTTCCTATAAATGGAGTAAAGAAGGTGACGGCCACCGAGGGGGGATTTATGAGGCGGTTTAGCTGTATGGTCTTTCGGACATCATCTTCAGTCTCGTAGGGGAGACCAACCATATAGTTTGCCGTCACCCGTATCTTGTGTTTTCTACATAGGTCAAAAGCCTTCTTTATCATTTCCTCTGGTATGACCTTTCCCAGAACATCCTTTTGTATTCTACGGCTACCACTCTCCACACCAACACTCACTGCACAGCACTGTGACTTCCGCAGTAACTCCAGCACATCCTCATCCAGTAGCTTGGATACGGATGTCTGCATGGTGAAGGGTAGCTTAAACCTTTTTGCATACATTGATAGGAACTCCCCCATAGTAGGCTTATGTACACCCGCAAGGAAGTCCGTGTCGCTAAAGGAAAGCATCGTTAAGTCATAGTCATCTATCTTGTGCTCTATCTCTCTAATGAGAGTTTGGGGGGCCTTAGTCCTGTGGTAGCAACCCAACCCTTTCTGGACTTCCCTTAATTTAGGGGCAACACAGAAGGTACAAGATTTAAAGCACCCCCTGGAAAACTCAAAAGCACCACCTCTATAGACTTTACCCATAAAGGGCTTCAGTAGATGTCTCTCATCAAAATCTGTCCAATCCTGTTCAGGTACATCATCAAGGTCTATAAGGGGTCTAAGGGGGTTATGCAGCTTCTCACTCCATATGTTGGGTGTGAGGGGGTTAAGGGTCTCCAAGTAGTCTACGAGGGCATTCTCGCCCTCTCCTACACATACCATATCCACCCAATACTGCTTTAGTACATAATCTGTGGCAATGGTTGGCATTATGCCACCCGCCAATACTGGTACGTCCACATCACTCAATAGTTCCTTTGCGGTGTGGAAGTTTCTCTCCACAAGGGATACACATATGATGTCTGGGTTAAAGTCACTGATTACATCAGTCAGTGCATCTTTTACATCAATCCGTTTAGTTTCACCAACAAGGGCGTTAAGGTTAGTGCCCTTATGAGTGCCCATCTTAACCATAACTTCATTATCTGTGTGAAACTCACCGTAGAAAGTTGTATCGAAAAGCTGTACTTCGTGTCTTGCCTTACGAAGAGAAGCAATAAGGATAGAGATTGCAAGGGGAATCCGCAATTCCGTGCCCACATTCGGATACAAAAATAGCACCTTCAAATTCCGTACCCCGTATCTCCGTGAAAGGCTGTTGCAGCTTCCTCTTCAAAGTCCTTCTCGTGCTGGTTTGTATCGAAATAGACTGGTTGTAGTATCTGCTCCGCATAGGCCATGGTATCTACTATGTCATCATGTTTAGATTGACCAATAGTTAGTATCTCATCACGGGCTTCAGTGTGATTAGCGTGTATATAATACTTACCCTGCTCAAAGAGATGCTGTAGGGAGGCAGTAATACGTGCTTTCTTGTTACGCACACTCTGACCAGTAGCAGAGCGCATGGTATTCTTCAGTTCCTGTATAGGAACCTCCTGTAAACGACGTTCATCGAGCTTCTTTAGGAAGGAAGAGAAGAATTCCCTATCTCCACCACCCTTTGGAAGACCAACTCCTGTAATAATGCCCTTATAACGTAGGTATAGGTTCAATATGGCATCAATGAACTCACCTGTGGGGGCGTGGTTACGTACATAATCTATTAGGTACCTATTATTGTTCTGGTCTATCGCAATAACACTGGCAGTCTTGTAGTCAGCGTTCTCATCTTCACTATATGCGGGGTCTACCGCTATTACACAGCTATACTGCTTGGGTAGTTCAGTCCAATATCTTAGATGCTTCTCCTTAATGGGTATATCTGCACTGGAGAGGGGGTTACAGAGCATCTCAGCGGCAAAGGCATTGCTTCCCATAATCTTCTTCATCTCCTGTAGACGTGAATGGGGGAACATATCAGCCCATGTCTCATGCCCCTCCTCCTCCATGTTATCCTTGTAGGCTGGATACCTCATCTTATGCCAACCATTATCAGGAGTCTCTAGTAACTGCCTTAAGTAACAGAGCATGTGCACTGGTGTACCCAAATAGACCATCTGAGAGTTTGGTAAAAGCTTAGGTATTAACTCTTTATTAATACGCCTACGTAGCTTATCCCTCTGGTCTTCAGATATGGCTGTTTCTTCATCCTCAAGGTCATCTAGTGCAATTAGACCCCTGCGACCACCACGTAGCTGACCAGATATACCACCACTCTCAAAGGCAATACCATTGTTAATGACGAAGTAGGTCTCACTCCATTTCTTAGTGGGGCCTACACCAAGCATCTGTAGATAGGTGTTGTTCTCAAATTCAGCCTTAATCTTGCGGGCTATCTCATTTACTACGAATTCTTCACTCTTACTCAGTAAGCTAATGTCCCCCGCCTTACGGAAGATACTGTGCCATATTGGGTAGATGATTAGATTGATTGTACTCTTAGCACTACCACGAAAGGCCTCTATTGCAAGATAGGGGTGTAGGGGTAGTTCTCTATATATATCTTTATGGAATGGCGCAACAGACTTAAAGAGAAAATGAGGAAACACATCCATAGCAAAGTCATATACAGATGTAGACCATAGGGAAACTCTATCTTCCCATATCTTCTTCTCTTCAGGTGCTAGGCTCATTAACCCTCTTTCCTATCAAAAGGTAGTTATTCTAAGCACAAGTTACTCAATATTACCGTGTTTGTAATAATTATTAACAAATGCTAGTATTTGTGCTCAGTAAATATGAAAATACTATAGAATTCTGTGTGTGGGTGTATACACATAACAAGGGGTGGGGAGGGGGGTATGACCCCATAGTCACCCTCTCACAAATACATGTCTTTATAAAGATTAGAGTCCACCGCCTTATAATAGGGGTTATGTAAACTACACAAGCACAACACTTTATGTTAGATAGTATCTAAGCACTAATAGGTAGTTCTACCTTGTTAGTGTTAGTAGTATCAATAGGCTCAATAGGTCGTTGCTTAAGCTTGTCTAGTGCTTGGCTGTAGTAATTGACGTTCTGAATAGTGGTGTCAGCGCCGATGTAGTTACGACTCTTACCGTACAACTCCATACATCGTATCTTGTCCGAGTACTTAGATGCCTGCTTCTTAAGGTCTATAAGTCCATGTAACCATTGGTCTTTGCTCATATCCCATGTCTTAGATAGCTCTTCTTGTATGAGCTTGTCTATATCAGGGTTCTTTAGTAGTTTATAGGCGTTATGCTCTGCTCCCCTACTACTATACTTAGCTCTCTTGTATGCCTGTACTGCGTTAAAGTCCTTAAGATACTCATAGCAGAAGGTCTTTTGTTGTAAGTTCATTAGGTATCCTTATTGTTATTCTTATTATTTCTAAGAGGGTTTAATAGAAGTGCTGTGAGGTTCAAGTAGCCCGCAATTATAGTGTTTATAAGCTTGTGGTGAGCCTTTTAGCGGCCTACCCTTGTAATACCCCTATTGGTTTTGTGCTGCTTTAGATGTATTCTTTGCTTATAGTGTTGTATATGTTTATGTACTTTCTAATATCTCTATTTACATTGAGTCGGGCATAAAAGACTCTTTTGGCACGTTCTACCCTTACTACTGGCTGTGACGTTACTTGAAAGCCACCTTGCTCATCTACCCAATGTGCTCTCTTTATAGTAGTATTGTTTATTAACATGTCTGATATAAGTATACACTATGTTTGATGTTATGTCAAGTAATGTTGATGATTCATCAAGTAGTATATTTCACCATTATTATACACTTGTCAAGGATATATTACATATCATTTATTGCACCCTCTGTATATATAGGTATTATATATACTTATAGAACAAGTATTTATTAATAAAACTTGCATATCCTTTAATATGTGGTATACTAGTTGTGTAGCAAGGTTCATTCTCAATATAGGTAGATAGGGCAAAGAGTAGCCAAGCCGATGGTAAGCCGATAGTTTAGCTTAGAGTAAGCGAGGTGCTAAGAGCCTTAGACCGTAAGGATAGCGCTTAGGCGCTAGTGCAGAATCGGAGAAATACAATGAGTCAGAAAGATATAGACCTTTTACACATGCAAGCAACTCACATTAAAGACTTAAAGGCAGATGCAAGAGAG